GATCTCAGCAGGCCCGGCGATGAGGGCGGTAATGGCGGCGGAGCCGGTGGAGCAGGCGTTTCAGATGGGAATGAACCTCTGTCCTTCGATGATTTCCTGAAAACCGGTGGTAATCAGGCAGAATTTGACAGACGAGTCCAGAAGGCAGTCAATACGGCAGTGACAAATGCTCAGGAGAAATGGCAGGCACTGACGGATGATAAGCTTTCTGAGGCTGAGAAGCTGGCAAAGATGACAAAAGAAGAGAAAGCACAGTACATGCAGCAGAAGAAAGAAAAAGAACTTTCTGAAAGAGAAGCTGCTATTACTCGCAAAGAACTGATGGCAGAGGCAAGAAACACACTTGTTGGTGATGGCCTTCCGCAGGAACTTGCGGAGATTCTGAATTATACAGATGCCGACGCTTGCAAAAAGTCTATGGAGACCGTAAAAGCAACCTTCCAGAAAGCTGTTGAGACAGCTGTGGAAGAGAAGTTGAAAGGTGGAAAGCCGCCAAAGAAGGCTTCGGGACAGGAAGGTGTCACAAAAGAAATGTATTCCAAGATGGGATATGCAGAAAGATTGAAACTGAAAACAGAAAATCCGGATCTGTATAAGCAGTTATCCGGCAAATGAAAAAGGAGAGAAAAATAAATGGCAGGAACAATTTTTGGAATTCCATTTGATGAAGAATTATTTATGCAGATGTGGAATGAAGCACCGGATCCATATCTTACAGCAATGATCGAATCTGGTGCTGTTGTAGAAGACCCGGTTATTGCGGAAAGAATCGCAAACAGCGGAAACTTTTACACCATTCCGTTTTATAACACTCTTGATGGAGAAGATCAGAATTATGATGGTCAGACTGACATCACAGTGGAAGAAGTAGCTGGTGGTTCCCAGAGCGGTATTGTATATGGTAGAAGCAAAGGATTCTTTGCTCGTAACTTTACCGCAGAACTTTCTGGTGCTGATCCGATGGGACATATCGTAGCCACAATTGCCAGATACTGGCAGAAGAGACGTCAGAAACGTCTGATTGGTATCACTGACGCTGTATTCGGTATTACTGGAGCATCAGGCAATGCAAAGAAATGGAACGAGAATCATACTCTTGATCTGTGTTCCGCATCTGCTAATGCAAGAAACATTGCAGAGACGGACCTCAATGATCTTGCGACAATGGCTTGCGGTGATCATAAAGATCAGTTTGGCCTTGCAATCATGCATTCTGATGTAGCAAAAACACTGGAAAATAAACAGCTTCTGGAATTTTGGAAGTATACAGATCCAAATGGCATTCAGCGTCCAATGAATATAGCATCTGCAAACGGATACACAGTTATTGTTGATGATGGTGTACCGTGTGTTACTGTTGGCGGTTCTGAAGCCAACAAAGATCTGAAAAAGTATACAACATACCTGTTTGGACAGGGTGTCATTCGTACTGCAAAAGGCCGCGTAGATATTCCGGTTGAAACAAATCGTGATGCGAAAAAGAATGGCGGTCAGGATGAACTTATCACCAGAATGAGAGAAACTATCCATCCGAATGGATTCAGTTTTACAAAACCAAAATCAAACTGGACTGAATCCCCGACAGATGAGCAGCTGTTCGCGACTGCAAACTGGAATATTGAATTTGATCCAAAGGCTATTCCGATGGCACGTCTGATTACCAATGGCTGATAAGGAAGTGATCAGATGACAGAGCTGGAAAAGCTGAAAAAGATCACTGGTGAGAAAGATGAAGAGCTTCTGCAGCTTCTTTTAGAGGATGCGGAGGCTTTCGTTTTATCCTATACAAATCGCACGCATATTGTTACTGGATTGGAAAAAGCGGTCAGAGATCTTGCGGTGATCGCACTGAATCGGATGGGTACTGAAGGTGAAAAAGGCAGAAGCGAGGGCGGAGAAAGTTATACTTTTGATGATGCTCCAAAGCAGATCTACGATACCATGAACAGATATCGGCTTGCGAGGATTGGAGGGAAGACCTATGAAACTCCGGAGAAACAGGGTTGAAACCTTTTACCACAGGAAAAGGATCGTAGAAAAAGATTCAGAGGGCAGTACCAGAGAAAGATATGGTACTGCTTCTTTGATCTATGGAGAATCCTGGCCGGCATCTGGTAAAGTACAAGCTCAGCAATATGGACAGCGCTTGAATTATATCAGAAATCTGCGGATATCCGGAAAATATGAGATAAAGCCGGATGAAAAGGGCAGGTTGCATTATATTCTTGACAACGGAACAGATATTCAGGAATCTGATGGAATCTGTCTTTTTGTTGGAAGCGACAGGGAATCGGATTATAAGATCATTTCCATTAAGCCGTATAGAATGCTTACTCTGGAGGTGGAGAAGTTGTGAGTGATGCAGATGAACTCGATAAAAAGCTGAAACAGCTGGCAGAAATCGATATGAAACGTGCTGTTGCACAGGCAATCCAGACAGTGAAATCAGCAGCAGTGAATAACTGCGGTGTTGATACTGGAGAATTGAGGCAGAGCATCTACACTGAGGTTACGGGAGATAGTAATCGGACAGAGGGAATCTGCTGGACCAACAAAGCCTATGCTCCGTATGTGGAGTTTGGTACTGGTCCGAAAGGTCAGGCAGATCACGCAGGCATTTCTCCGGATGTCGCACCGGTCTATACGCAGTCACCATGGTGGATTCATGAGAGTCAGGTTGACCGTAGAGTAGCTGAGAAGTACAGATGGTTTTATATCGATACTCCAGAAGGACGCTTCTACCAGTGTACAGGACAGCCGGCACATCCCTTCATGTATCCAGCATTGCATGACAATGAGGATAAGATCTTAAGTGATATGACAGCAAGCTTCCGGGCTGAGATAGGAAAGGTACTCGAATGAAAAATATAAAAGAACAGGTATATAACGCATTATGTAGTGTTACAGAGAATGTTTCTGATTCTTATCCGCGAACATGGGCGGATGATTCTACGATCCAGTACACAGAAGAACAAAACAATGTATATGAGTGGAGTTCTGACAGCGAAGGCATAAGAGAAGAGAAATCTTATGTGCGATACAGGATTGATATCTGGAATCGTGACAGCACATCTGCGACAACTCTTGCAGTCGATAAGGCAATGAAAGTTACCGGATTGAAGAGAACTGAATGTCAGGATGTTTCGGATCCATCAGGAATGAAACATAAGCAGATGCGTTATGAAGGAATCATTGACATGGATTCTGATGAGGTCTATTGGACCTAGAAAGGAGAAAAAGCATGTTAGCAAATGGAACAACATTAGGCTATAGAAAACACACAGACGGTACAAGCAATTCTGCAGCCTACACAGATCTTCCGGGATTAAAAGAAATTCCAGAAGTAGGAACAGAAATCGATAAAGAAGATAACACTTGCCTGACAGATCCTCATAAAATCTATGAACAGGGCATTGGCGATCTTCCGGATATGGTATATAAGTTCAAATACGATAATACCAAGGCTGACAGTCCATACAGAGTCATGAGAGATGCGGCTGCTAAAAAAGAAGTCTGGGATTTTCAGGAGAAGACAAAAGATGGTACAGTTACGGAATTTACCGCTCAGTTTGCTGTAAAACGAACCGGTGGTGGAGTAAATGGTGTTATTGAGTGTGAAGTAACGATGGCAGTACAGTCTGAAATTAAACAGACTGACCCGGCATAAAAGGAGGTAAAACATGGAAAGTCTTGGTGGTTTAGATGATGCAACAAAAAATACAGAAGATACAGTGGTATCTCTGGAAGAAAAGAAAGAAAAGAGAAGACCGTTTCATTTTTGGACGGTAAATGGACGTACTTATCAACTGAAACTGAAATCCTCTACTGTTGATAAATTAGAAGCAAAATACCATCGAAATATCATGAATATGCTTGATGACATCCCGCCGTTATCGGTTATGTTGACAATCATTCAGGCAGCCATGGAACCATGGCAGCATGGAATGAGTTACATGAAGGTTCAGAATGTATATGATATTTGGGCTGACGAAGAAGGGGGAAATCAGTCAGATCTTTATACCAAAGTTGTTCTTCCAACATTAGCGGTGTCCGGTTTTTTTACTGCAGAGCAGGCAGAGACACTGATGCAGGAAATCGGGAACGTCTGACTGATTTTGTCCAGGAACTGTATGAAAATGCTCTTGATGTTGGAATCTCCATAGATACATTCTGGAATTGCTCTATAGCTGAGAATGTTGATTTGATTGAGAGCGCATACAGAAGACTGCAAAGAGAACGAAAGAACAGGATTTCAGATAACTGTGTACTGGCAGAAGCAATTGCTGCTAATGTGGCACTATTATTTGATGACAGTAAGAAACCATTCCTGAAACCGTGGGACTTCTATCCTGATCTGTTTAAGGAAGAACAGCAGGCCTATGAGAAGGATGAGGAAGAACGACAGTGGCAGGAATACATGGAGAGACGAAGAGAATATAACGAAGCATTCAACCACCAGAGACAGGCATAATGATCCGGTGGATTTTTAATGGAGGGAGGTGAGACCATGGGTGATACACTTCATAAGATGCAGGTCAAAATCGAAGGTGACGCGAGTTCTTTAAAAAAAGAGCTGGAGTCTACTAGCCAAGCAACGAAGCGAAGTACGGAGATAATCCAGAAAGAAATTGAAAAAATAAAGCAGAGTATGTCAGGAAAGTTGCCTAAAATACCGAAAAATATAAGTGACACAATAAAACAAAGCTTTCAGAATATAAAATCAGGTGCTCCGTTTTCTGCCATGATTCAGAACACACGCCAATATGTAAAAGAAGCTCAACTTGCAGCGGGTATAAAAGTACATACGAAAGAGTATGAACAAAATGAAAAAGACATCGAACGCGTTATTCAAGCATTGGAACGTTTAGAACAGAAAAAGCGTGACCTTACAAATAGCAGGAGCGGAAATGAAGCTGAAAGAGCAAAAAGAAGTGAAGCAATAGCAAATGTAAAAGGACAAATCAAGGCAACAGAAAAGCAGCTTGAAAGTTATCAAGCATATAGACAGTCTATGCAGTTTAGGAATACGGATACAGAACGGCCGTATACTGGAAAACTTTCTGACGGAAATAGCTTTGAGACGGCTGGGGCTGTCATGAGACAGACAGCAGAACGTATACGTGAAGTGAAAGAAGCAGCAACAGAGGCTATTAAACAAGTACCAGTATTAGGTAAGGTTTTGAGTAATGTAGCTTATGTCGGGTCAAAAGGCTGGGGCGGTTTAAAGAAATTGATTTCCGGTGTGGCAAGTGGAATAAAAACCTTGGCTTCCGGTGCAATTCAGAAGTCATCCGGTGCTTTTGGTGCGCTGATACAGAAGTTTGCTACTGGGATTCCAATTCTAAAAAGAACGAGATCTTCATTTAATGGTCTTGGAACATCCGGAAAAGGTCTTGTAGGAATACTGAAAACAATCGGTATGACTGCAAAATTCATGTTTGCAAGCTTTGTGATTCGTGGAGCAATCAACGGGGCAAAAGAAGGTTTCCAGAATCTGGCACAGTATTCAAGCTCAACAAATGCAAGTCTTTCCATGCTGATGTCTTCACTGACTCAGCTGAAGAATTCGCTTGCAACAGCATTTGCTCCGATTCTTGATGTAGTAGCTCCGATTCTGAATCAGTTCCTGCAGATGACCATACGGGCCGTGAATGCTGTAGGACAGCTCATGGGCGCTCTTACAGGAAAATCCACGATTGTCAGAGCAAAGAAAGTAAATCAGGATTATGCAGCAAGTCTAAACGGCACATCCAATGGACTGAAGAAAAATGCAAGTAATGCCAACAAAGCTCAGAAAGAAGCTGAGAAGTACAAGCGTACACTGTTAGGTTTTGACCAGATAAATAAGATGGATGATAACTCATCCTCAGACACTGGATCGAGCGGAGGGGCAGATACAGGGGCTCTGGGCGGCGTTGACAACATGTTTGAGACTACCGCAGTCAACAGTAAATTCAAAGACCTTGCGAAACTTATCAAGGATTCCTGGAAGAATGCTGATTTTACTGAAATCGGTGCAATTGTTGGCCGAAAGCTGAACGCTGCACTGCAGAATATTCCGTGGGATGAGATCAAGAGCACTGCAAACAGGATTGCGAAAAGTATTGCGACATTCCTAAACGGTTTCATAGAGGCAACTGACTGGGGACTGGTAGGAAGTACTATTTCTCAGGGACTAAATACGGCATTCGGGTTTGTTAATACATTTGCAACCAACTTCCATTGGACGAGTTTGGGGCAGGCTATCTCAGATGGAATCAATGGAGCTGTAAAGACTTTTGATGCAGCCACTGCGGGGCAGACGGTAAGTAATGTAGTGAAAGGTATTCTTGATGCATTTATCACTGCAGTTGAGAATACGGACTGGCAGCAGGTCGGTAAGAAGGTGCAGGAGCTCCTGGTCAACATTGACTGGAATGGTGTCGTAAGCAGACTTTCTGAGGCGATTGGAGCTGCTTTTGGCGGCTTTGCAGCATTCCTTTGGGGATTGATCGGTGATGCCTGGAAGAAAGTTGTTCAGTGGTGGAAAGATACTGCTTACAAAGACGGAAAATTCACAATAAGCGGACTTCTCAATGGAATCGTGGATGCTTTGAAGAATATAGCATCATGGATCAAAGAACATATTTTTACACCATTTATCAATGGCTTCAAGAAAGCATTTGGAATCCACTCTCCTTCGACAGTTATGTCAGAACAGGGTGGTTTTATCATGTCCGGATTATTTAAAGGTCTGAAAGATAACCTTCCAAATATTCTGACATGGGTTGGAAATATTCCGAAGAAAGTGAAGGATAAGCTTGGAAATGCAAAGGATTGGCTGAAAGACAAAGGCTCACAGGCAATTGAAGGATTTGCAGCAGGCTTGAAATCTATTCATATTCCATTACCGCATATTTCAGTATCCTGGAACAGTCATACAGTCGGACCAGTAAGTTTTTCAACTCCATCATTTGGCTTGAACTGGTATGCAAAAGGCGGTTTTCCAGAAACAGGAGAAATGTTCGTTGCCCGTGAAAACGGCCCAGAGATGGTCGGCCGAATGGGAAGAAAGAATGCAGTTGCCAACAACAATCAGATTATTGCCGGTATTCGTGCTGGTGTTTATGAAGCTATGGTAAATGCACTGGAAAGTTCCAGCGGAGGAGATGGCCAGAAGACGGAAGTGAAAGTATATCTTGAAGGCGATTCGAAGAAGTTGTTTAGAGTGATACGTATAGAAGGACAGGATTACCAGAAATCAACTGGCAAACCTGTATTTGATTAAGGAGGTGGGCTCTTGCATTCAGAAGATGATGAAATCTATATCGACGGAGTGAAGATGCCCACTCTGAAATTGAATGGGCTGACATATAAGAAAGAAAAGATCTGGTCAAAAAATACAGGGCGAGTAAGCAATGGTGATATGAAAGGCGATGTGATCGCAAGAAAGTACACATTGTCTTGCCAGTGGCCGCCGCTTACCCGGGCACAGACTGCGTTGATTGATAAAGCTATAGATCCTGCATTCATTAATGTAGAGTTCAGGGATCCTGGAACAAATAACAAAGTAGAGAAAAGGTTTTATGCAGGTACACCAACATATCCTGTTTACAGCTATGTAAAAGGCGTAAAAACATATGCTGGTGTAGCCGTAGATCTGGTCCAGCAGTAGGAGGACGAAATGAAAGTAAAGAACAAGGACATCGTTGTTTTTTTAAATGGAATCGGAGCTCTCAAAGATAAGAGATTTCCAGTAAAAGTAACTTATGCAATCAATAAAAATATCAGGGCAGTATCCGGAGCAGCAGAAGCCTACAACAAGACTTTTGATGAACTCCGAAGCCAGTACATGCTCAAAGATGTGGAAGGAAAGCTTGTACTTGACGAACATGGCGAACCAAAGTTCCATGAAGGAAAGAAAGATGAGTTTGTAAAAGAGCTTGATGAACTTCGAGAAATTGAAGTTGATATCAATCTTAACATGCTTACATATTCTGATATCGAAAAATGTGATTCTGACAAATACAGTACACTTACTGTGAGAGATATGGAAGCACTGGACATTATGCTGAAGTAGAGGAGGTACCTGTATGTATCAGACATCAGAAGAATTTGGAAACCTGATACAGCAGGATTCCAGAACATTTTATGCATTGCTATATTTTGATGGCAACACAATAACAGATGGTATATCAGAGATTACGATCGAAGGCGGATCCAACAGTGAGGATGATTTCTCTATCGGCTCTGCAGTATCCAGATACGCAAAGATCAAGATGACGAATCCCGCAAAGAGAATTGAAGGGAAAGAGATAACAATCAAGATTGGAATGATGGTTGGCGAATCTATTGAATATGTTCCGATGGGTTATTACACAGCAGAGAAGCCAAAGACAGATGAAAGTCAGATTACAGTCACTGCGTATGACCGCATGATGAAGACAGAGAGAGCTTTTTCGGCGGATGGCATTGCAGAGACTACAGATACAGTAACTGTGCTGAATGCGATATCGAGGATTACAGGAGTAACAGTTGTTACAGATGGACTGACTGCGATATCAATGCAGCGTCCGGATAGCTATACCTGCAGAGAAATACTGGGATATATTTCACAGATGTATGGCGGTTTTGCTATCTGTAATCGGCAGGGACAGATTGAGATTAAAACTTACATAGACAGTGATTATCCAGTCGATACAAGCCGGTACTGGGACACATTCGAGCATCATGATGTGACTGAGAAAATAGAGAAGATTACCTGCTATATCGGAAAGGATTCTGATGGAAACGATGTTTCTGTCAGTGTTGGTTCCGGAACCCGCGAAATAAGTTTTTCAAACCCGTTCATGACACAGGAAATGCTGGATAATGTTTGGAAAGTATTAAGCGGTTATGAATACATGCCTGGAAGCATTAAATTCATGGGTGATCCCCGTGTGGACCCATGGGATGTGCTGACAGTCTCTGATCTGAATGGTACAGCTTATAAAGTACCGGTCATGACTATGACACATGAGTTTGACGGCGGTCTGATCACATCGGTGGAAGCTGTTGGACGGTCTGAAGTAGAACAGGAATCTGGATACAAAGGTCCGACTACTAAGGAAATGGACAGGTATTATGCACAGCTGGTTGTGATTGATAAGGCATTGATTAATAAGCTGGATGTAGATACGGCGAACATCACTTATGCGACTATTAAGAATCTTGAAGTTACTAAAGAACGAGTTGAAGAGATTTATGGGGAATACGGTGAATTCCAGAAACTCACAGTAAATAATTTCTCAGCAGCAAACGGCCGGATTGATATCCTTGCTTCCAACTATGCCAATATCAAGAACCTTCTTTCGGGATCAGCTGGTATCGGTGATCTGCAGAACATCCACCTGACATCTGATAATGCGGTCATTGATACTGCCTTGGTAAGAACAGCAGTTATGCAGTCCGTTACCATTGGAGATCTTCTGGCTGGTACGATCAGCACCAACAAATTCAAGATCATGTCAGATGATGGCGGCATCCAGATATCCGGGGCAACCCAGCAATGGAAAGATGATAACGGAGTTGTAAGGATGCAGGCTGGCCGGGATGCACAGGGGAACTTCACATTCGAGCTTTTTGACGAAACAGGAAAAGGAGTTCTGATCGATTCCACCGGTGTGCAACCGGGAGCAATTGCAGATGGACTGATCGTGAACGAGATGGTTTCTGACACGGCCAACATCGCCGCATCCAAATTGGATATAGACAGCTTGTTCACAGCAATCAATGATAGTACACAGGTCATCAAGAGCAACCGTATCTGGTTGGATGATTCTGGCCAGAGCCTAAATCAGGCTTACACGAAGATGACACAGAACATCACTGAAATTGAACAAACTGCAGGTTCTGCATCAGACAGTGCGTCAGCGGCGGCAGATGCAGCCAAGAAAGCACTGGAAACATTGTCGGGAATATCAACTCTGGATGCGATGTCGGCATCTCTGAACAATGATGCTCATGTGGTTCACACCTACACGGATGGATCCGGCGGAGACTACAGCTCCTGTTATACAGTATTCTCAGTGTTCCTGGGCGATACGGACGTATCTGATCATATCGATGAGATTCATGCAACTGCATCAGATGGAATCACTGGCACTTGGAATCCACAGCTGAGAAGATATCAGGTGACAGCAATGTCTACGGACAGCGGCTATGTTGATATCTCAGCGTTATACGGCCTGGAAGGTAAGGTGTTGCTGGTAGGCGAAAAGGGACTTGTGATCGGTGGTAAAGCGTTGATTGTAAAATCTATGGGCTCCTGGATCACAAAACGATTCTCGGTCTCCAAGGCAAAAGACGGCAAGATTGGTCTAAGTTATGACCTTCGGGTTAGTACGCAGATCATCCGGAAACAGAAAGATGATAAAACACTTGAGCCGGCAAATGTGACGTTCTCGGCTTACAAGAATGACAATGGATCCGTGAGCAGCTATTCCGGAAAGTTCCAGATTGAAGAATCAAAGGACTCCGGAAAGACCTATGAGATCAAGTATGGCTCCTCATCAGCTGAACTGTTGACGGTATATGTACCATCGTCTCCGGATGTGAATATCATCCGGTGTTCCTTGTATGATACGTCCGGAGTGCAGCTCCTGGATACTCAGACGGTATCAATCGTTTCGGATGCTGCAGGACTGGCACAGGACATTGCAAATGTAGATAAGAAAGCTCAGGAAGCGAAAGAAGCAATTCAGACCACAGACCAGAAAGTGACTGAGATCAAAAGCAGTATGCAAGGGTTTGAAACAAAATTGACTCAGACTACGACAGATCTGCGAGGAATGACGGACGGAACGCTCTTGTACAACACCAAGTGCCAGGATAATGGAGACGGAACAACGACTGTATCAGCGGCATTGTACAAAGCCGGCAGAGAAGTCACGAAGGAATATCCGGCAGCATGGTTCTCCTGGAGCCGACGGACAGAGCAGGGAGAGGCTTTCCTACAGTACGGATATTCAGTAACAGTAAACAATGATGATTATATGTTCGGTGGAGTTGTAATCGGACAGTTTATCAGATATGTGCAGATGGCTCTTACAGTAGGAGATAAGCTTCTCGTGATCGGAAACAAAGCCATGTGCGTAAATGTAGATGCGTAAGGTGTCCGAATCGGACACCAGAAAGGAGAAAAAATATGGCATTACCACAGGACGGTCAGAATGCGAACGGACTGACCAAAGTAACAGAGATTCCAAAAGGAAAAGAACTGATTTTTATTGATCCGACAACAAATGAAGGCGGGATTATTACACTTGAGGACCTGACAACTCAGATCCTCAAAAATTTGACATCCCAGACCTTCGCACTGGATCAGGGAAATATGACACTTTTGGCGGCTTTAAACCAATTAAATAGTAACTAGGAAAATTTTTAGTTCCATGTTCCAGCTGTTTTTATGTGATAAGTAAGAGTTGGAACATTGCATCCAAATAAAATGTACGCACCATAATCTCCCCTTCCATATTTTTGGACGATCATTGAATATCTAAATGCAAAGATAAAATTTACAAAAACTATTATTCCTTCACTTACAGGTATCTTATTATCAAAAACAATTTGTGCCGCTTGATCGGCTGATTGTGCCTCCGCTTGAGTAATTGTTCCTCCGTCAATGAATTTGAGTCCGGACGAGTTACTATTTTATACATTGATTTCTTCAAATGCTAGTTCAATCCCTTCTGGAGTGATAAATGTGACTTGTCGATTACGATCATTAAAATCAATTGTAATTTTACTATTAATTACTTTACATATATCACCATATAAGTTTGTGTATGATGAGGGATAATATTGCGGTGTCATACTTTCGAATTTTAACACACCAACACCTTCATATCCGAGAACCAATATTGCACTTGGTTCGCTATATTTATTTGGTTTATTTACATATGGACGTACATATCTAGATGAGAAACTGTTACCGTGATATGATGCTATTCCACGATTACTATTTTATAAAGAAAAGAAAAATCCATGCTAAAGGGCATCCACATCGGATGTCTTTTATTATGCATTTTTCGAAAGGAGGGAAATGCTTTGAGATTTATAAAAGAAATAACACTGTTTGCTCCATCCGGTACACTGAAAAGATTCCAAGGGTTGGAAACAAGCTTCAAAGTCGAACAGGGCAAGATCAGTGCTCTGATATCTGAGAGCGAACTGATAGAACTGCAGAACGGCAACAAGACCATGTACAGCCGGATGGCATCCACGGAGCAGACCGTAAAAGGCCTCAATCAGAAGTATACAGATGTAACCGGAAAATATGATGCAGTAAGTAAACGATATACTTCTCTGGACACAAAGGTCGGTGAATATAAATCTGCAGTAGATGGATTTTCAGGGAAACTACAGCAGTTGTCTACAACAATTAATGATGACTATAGCACCACCAAATCAATGCAAACTTATGTAAAAGCACAGGTAGATGGATTAAGCACTGCGGTATCAGAAACTTATGTTAAGACTGATACGCTTAGTGGATATTCGACCACAGAACAAACGAAGAGCATGATTGACCAGAAGACTGATCAAATTAAACTAGATGTGCGTGAAAAAATATATGGTACTAATTATTGTAAAAATGGAACATTTGAAACATTTACTGGCTGGGTTGCATATGCCGACAAAAAACCTCGTACAACTCACTTAGGAAAAACATGTGCTTATCTGGTTTCTGGGAATTCAATTTGGATGAATTATGATTATACGGTTGATGCAGATGAATCTAATACGATAATATTTGAGGCTGCTAGTCCTGAAAAGGTTGCACTAAATATAAAAATTGACGATACTACAATCAAAACATTTTATTCATCGGAAATGTCTGAGGAATGGAAAGAATTTTCAGTTGATGTAAAACTGAAAAAAGGAAAACATACCATTCAATTTGTGACATCTTCTAACGCATCTGTTCTTTATGTAACAAATGTTCAGATAAAGCAGGATATCATAGAATCAACACATAGCCAGATAAATATCCTTCAGAGTTCTATTGAATCTAAAGTATCTAAGAATGGAATCATTTCATCAATCAATCAGTCTTCTGAAAAGGTTTCTATTAGTGCAAACAAAATCAATTTTAATGGACTGGTTACGGCAAATAATTATTTCCAGATTCTCACAGACGGTTCATTCGTGGCTACATATGGAACTCTGGGTGGTTGGACAGTTAAAGACGGGATTATAAAATCTAATGATCAGAAGATAGTTTTAGATCCGGAAAATAACAGGATATATTTTGATGATGATGGTGATTTCGTGACTGAGCTGTCACCAGACGGAACAAGGACCAACTTTCTGACCGTTGATGGTGGCATTGTTGGAGGAGACGCTGCATTGCTTATCAGTGCAGCATCTTCATCCCGTATTCAGTTTTATGATTCTTTTTCAGACGATGGCGAAGATGAAATCAAACTCCAAGGAAACCTAGAAGTCCGTGGAACCAAATCACGCGTA